GGATTCACACTCCCGATAATAACTGTTAATAAACGACAAGTTCATAACAGTTACTAGATGGCCCTCACATACCGAAGTCCAGTCGAGGAAGTGTTGACTCTTTTCGAGCCCGCCGCCCAATCACTTGTAGCTGCAACTGCCACCGCAAGCTACCAACAAAACGAGAAGGATAATTTCGAGTGGTTCAACTTCTCCATGCCAGCAATCGCTAAGGAGCGCCTAAGCACTGCTGGGATATATTTGAGCCCATACTCCGGTTACCCTCACTCACACCCAGTGTGTAAAACACTGGAAAATTACATATTGTACAAAGTACTACCTAGTATTATCAATAACTCTTTTTATTTCGTAGGTATAAAACAATTTAAAATTAACTTTTTAAAAAAAAGGTTCAAGCATTTATCCTTGGTCCACGCAATAAATAGGTACGTAAGCAGCGCGGACAAGATAAGATATGGCAACGAATTCGTCGTACGGGCGAGTTCAGAAAGTAGGCTGCTAAAGCGGCATAGGAGCATCGAGCAGTCATGCACACTGTCCAGCCTAGTCCCCAATATTAAAACAGGCGCGAACTTGTTCCTCCACGATGAGCTGCATTACTGGAGCAAGGATGATATTATCGACTTTCTCGAGGTCTGCCAACCCGAGATAATGCTGGGCACTGTAGTGTACCCCACTGAAATCTTCGCTGGAGCGAAACACTCACTAAACCCATGGTGCTACGAGTTTGAAGTCAAGGGCAGAGTGCTGATCTATTATCCAGATGGGGTACGGAGTGAGGGGTACGAACAGCCAATTGACGGAGGTTATTTATTGCAGGCAAATAGAATCCTACTGCCTAATGGCATCACTTACTGCGTTGATGTTATTGCAAGCAAGTTCTCACACCACCTCGTGAGCATAACCCGTGGGGACTTGGTTGTGCCTAAATACCGTTCATTTGGGCCATTTGACGCCGTCCGTGCACGTGGCGCAGCAGATATCGCGCGGAAGAACACACTTTTCTTCCCAGTGTCACATCTGACAATTCTGCGCGTCTACCGGTACTTACGCTCTTTGAAGAAACCTGATAAGCAGTCTGCCATGGCTAAATTTTCACAGTTATGCCATGATCCTTCTGGCGAGGCCATCAAATTCATGGAAGAGTTCAGTACACTGGTCATGGAGACGGACAACACTCGGACGGTCCTAAGGCCAGAACTCATTAAATCTTTCTTCGGGAACCTCGGCAGGAGGCTACCCTCCTGCTTTGCTGCTATGTTTGCTCGTACGTGTTCCATGTGCCTAGATGAGTTCATCACCTTTCTTGAGCCGCTGACCATTGACGTCACACTGCAGACTCTGAGCAAAAATTCTCTCTACTATGCGCTAATTGATCAGGGTGAGGCGGAATCTTTTGTAGACCCATTCGAGGAACTGGAGTGTGCTTGGGGGGGCCGCGATTCGTTCTTACTTGATCGGCCTAGCGCCAAATACGCCGGTCTGTTGCCGCTCACTGACTGCAAGGGCAAATGGGCCCTCCCGTTTAACATGGAGAAACTACGCTATGGACTCTTGAAGCTATACATGGAAGCGTCCCAGAGCTGCTACACTGGGCGCAGTTGGACGATCCAGGATTATATCAACTCCATTCTGACCTACACAACAGTGATTGGGCGGGCATTTCTAAAGTCACTGACGCCCGAATTGCTCGATTGGCTGCAGTATAACGCCGATTGTCTTGAGCCCAAACCAGCCTTGTGGTATGACTGCGGTGTTCGTTGGTTCATACATGGCACACGCAACAGCGCTAAAATTGCTTTTCTTGAGTCGAGTGCACAAATTGATGCCAGGGCGCAGCACGAGTCCTGCGGGTACATGACTCCAGGAAGGACGAGGATCTTCAAGCTCATACCAACCTTAACGGATACTGAAATTTATACTTTCTATGAACCAGAAATTATCCGCTGCAGCCCACCACCACTTGAACCTTCAGGTGCACTGCAGGGCACACCTTTGACTGTTGGGAACAACGTAGCAGATTCTCTGCAACAGCCAATTCCGATTGCCGGGGCTCTGACTTGCGATTGTGGCATTATCATGAACTTGAAAGACGTCCTTGGGCACACCGAGAGGATTGATGAGTTCGCTGATAACCTCCGGGGACGCCAGGCAGCATGGTACTCCATAGATGGGCGGCCCTACAAATACAATGGTGGTGATCATGTGTCAAAAGGTTGGCCCAACTGGCTGCAAATGTGGATGGCATTGAATGGAGTGGACAAAAAGTACAACTGCATGCTCGCTCAGAAATACCAAGTAAATTCATGCCTTGGCTTCCACGCGGATGACGAAGCCCTTTTTGTTGCAGGAGAATCAATCCTCACAGTAAATATCACTGGGGAGGCCGACTTCAAAGTCACATGCCCCAACGGCGCAGGGGAATTAAGATTACAGGAAGCACAGATGTTTGAGATGCCTCCCGGCTTTCAGCAGACACATAAACACGCTGTGGCCAACTGCACCGCAGGCAGAATTTCATACACATTCCGAGTCGCTACCACTATGGCGCCTGAACTACCAGTTGCACCTAGCGACGAAGAAGATGATGGGCGTAAGGGTTACACCGATGGAGCCGTGGAGGTGAGTTACCAGCAGCTCGAAGGCGCAAACTTCCAGTATAGAATCATTAAGAATCAAGGCGGCGGTGATTGTTTTTGGCTGGCGCTCGAACATTACACCGGGGTGAAAACAAGGGATATGAAGAAAGCACTCCTAGCTGCTTGCAAACCTATCCCTGGGAGTGCGCTGGCCGAACAATTGAGACCAACCGTGTGGGCCAGCGATGAATCAATTAAAGCAGTGTGCACCCACCTGGGTTGGGACATAACGATTATTGATGAGATGCTAAATACTAAAGTTGTTTATATCAACCCGGGTAATGAAAATATGGCCATCATTCGACGCAAGCGCTGGCACTTTGAGGCTATTGAACCCCTCGCAGCATGCACAATCAAAGCGCTCGCATCTTGCTTAGATAGAAGGTTCACTGAGGTATCCAGCTTGCTATACAAAAGGCTGGGAACTGACTTCATGGACAATGCGCTCGCGGGCCAAGGGATGGAACTGGAAACTTTCCGGGAAATGCTGGTTGAACTGCAAATCTGCGCAGTAGTGGAGCAAGCCGGGGGCACAATAATACTGAATGATAAAGGACAAACCAAGGGTATCTTCAAATTCCTTGATGGTCATGCAGAGCATGTCAAGGAAGCAGCCTTTGCGCCCCATGAGCAATTAAATGTGTACAAGGCTGACTTAGAATGCACACCGGAAATGTACCTCCCCATACGTGAGGCCTGCACCGCGATGAGCTATACCCCAGACGTAGCACGCGCAACTTTATTAGCGAGTTGTCTCCTAAATGGCAGCACCGGAGTACTTTGTTCCGAATTGTTTAACGACAGAGGAACTCTCATGCCAACTGAACCATGCACGTCTGAGCGCGAGATGATGCTCCTGCTAGGGGTACCCGGGTGTGGTAAAAGCCGAGCTATCCGAGAAACACTGCCACGCGCACGAGGTCGCGCATTACTTTACATCACGCCAAGACGAGTCCTACTAGATGAGTTTGAGGAGCATCTGAACTCCCTTAGGAAGCGGATGGGTGCAGGGGCTTGCAGGAACTTCAAAGCTCTGACCTTTGAGAAAGCACTGATTAATGGAGAAAAATTTTCACCTGGTGCTTTGGTGGTACTGGATGAGATCCAACTTTACCCACCTGGTTATCTAGACCTGCTGTGCTGTAGGCTCAATCCTACCATTCGCTTGGTACTACTCGGGGACCCCTGCCAGAGTGACTATGACTCCAAAAAAGATCGTAACGTGCTTGGGGCCATACCGTCAGACATACTGAACTTACTTGAAGGCACCAAGTATAAGTACAACGTTCTGAGTCGCCGCTTCCAAAGCGAGATATTCATCAGCAGACTCCCATGCACACTCCAGTCCAACCTCCAGTACAAAGGTTCTCTGAAGATCGTCGAAGGTCTTGACGCCATAGATTTGAGAGCAAGATCCTCTGAAGTCTGCTTGGTCTCATCCTTTGATGAGAAAAAAATTGCAACAGCTTACTTTGGAGTGCAGTGTAAAACTATGACTTTTGGCGAGAGCACTGGAGCCACTTTCACCACGGGTAGTATCTTGGTTACAAGCGTGTCACAACATACCAACGAGCGGCGCTGGATCACAGCCCTTAGTAGGTTCAGGAGAAATATCACGATTGTAAATGCAACAGGGGTGAGTATCGAAATCGTGCAGAAAACATATGCAAATCGAGCTTTTGGCCGCTTCCTATGCAGGTCAGCCAAGAACTCAGACCTTTTGACTTTACTACCTGGGGAACCTGAATTCACAGTTGGATTCACGTGCGAGAAGTACGGGGCAGATGAAGGGAAACGCGAAGAAAAACTCCAAGGTGATCCGTGGCTCAAGACGATGGTTGATTTATTGCAAGTTGAAGACATCGAAACCATCGAGGAAGCAAAGGAGATCATCGAGGATGAATGGTGCAAAACGCACCTGCCACAATGCGAGCTCGAGGGTGTTAGGGCACGTTGGGTCCACAAGATACTTGCCAAAGAAAGCCGCGAGAAACGCATGGGACATCTTGTGTCTGAGCAATTCACTGACGAACATTCAAAACAGCCAGGGCACAGACTTACCAATGCCGCCGAACGTTTCGAAACCATTTACCCCAGACACAAAGCGGCCGACACTGTGACTTTTATCATGGCCGTGAGGAAGCGATTGCGTTTTTCACACCCTGTGAAAGAAGCCGCCAAACTGAACCAAGCACTACCATATGGCCCATTCCTACTGAAAGAATTCCTTGCACGCGTGCCGCTTAAACCAGCGCATAACGCCAGGATGATGGCTGAGTCGAAGTTTGACTTTGAGGAAAAGAAAACAAGCAAGAGCGCAGCTATCATAGAGAATCACAGCAATCGGTCGATGCGCGAGTGGGCCATTGACATAGGTTTGATTTTTTCGAAAAGTCAAATATGCACGAAATATGACAACCGTTTCAGAGATGCTAAAGCAGCCCAAACAATCGTGTGCTTTCAACACTCGGTACTATGCAGATTCGCACCCTATATGCGTTACATCGAGAAAAAACTGAACGAAGCTTTGCCCGCAAAGTATTACATCCACTCAGGCAAAGGACTGGACGAGCTCAGTGCTTGGGTCAAAATAGGCGGGTTCGGGGACGTCTGCACTGAATCCGACTACGAGGCCTTTGACGCCAGCCAGGATCAATACATCATGGCTTTTGAGATTTGCCTAATGCGCTACCTAGGCCTACCCCATAGCTTAGTTGAAGATTACAAATTCATTAAGACGCATCTTGGTTCGAAACTCGGGAATTTCGCGATTATGCGTTTCTCTGGCGAGGCTAGCACATTTCTCTTTAACACGATGGCAAACATGCTATTTACTTTTCTGAGGTACGACATCAAAGGCAATGAGCGTATATGTTTTGCAGGCGACGACATGTGCTCCAACAAGAGGCTATTTGTATCATCTAAACATGCTGATTTCCTCGGCAAGTTGAAACTCAAAGCTAAAGTGGCCCATACAAAGACCCCGACCTTCTGTGGTTGGAACCTTTGTCCACATGGGATCTTCAAGAAACCCCAGCTAGTGTTCGAACGACTATGCATAGCAAAAGAAACAAACAACCTAGTAAATTGCATAGATAACTACGCTATTGAGGTCGCTTTCGCCTACAAGATGGGTGAAAGAGCACGTGAGCGCATGGATGAAGAAGAGCTTGAAGCCTTTTACAATTGCGTGCGTATAATTGTCAAAAATAAGCATCTGTTGAAATCAGACGTGCGTAACGTGTATGAGGAACAATTAGATTAGAAGCTTAGGTTATAGCATTATTATTGTATATGGATGTTTTACTAGGATTGTTGAGTGAGTTTGGTTTTGAGCGTTTGAGTAGTGAATTGAGTCTGCCCATCGTTGTTCATAGTGTGCCAGGTGGTGGGAAGTCTAGTTTAATACGCAAGTTAATAAATAAGGATCGACGCTTCTCTGCATACTCTTTCGGACTTGAAGATTGCGAGAGCATCACTGGTGTCCGGATTAAGAAAGCTCACGCCAGCATCCCGCGCTCAGAGTTTGTTGTGTTCGACGAATACATCGAGGGTGACGCACCACCGTGGGCTTTCGCAGTATTTGCTGACCCGCTCCAAGGCGGGCCCGGGCCAGTCCTTCGTGCTCATTTTATCAAACGACGCTCCCACAGATTCGGGAAGTGCACGGCGCAACTGCTCAACGACTTGAGCTACGAGGTTGAATCAGATCTTGCGGACGTGGTTCAAATTCAAGGCCTCTACGAGACTGATCTGCAGGGCACTGTTGTGTACTACGAAGCTTGCATCGGCAACCTACTACGTGCACACTCTGTACCTGCTTACTGCATTAGCGAGATTCGAGGCCAAACTTTCGAGAGCGTCACTTTCGTAACCAGCGAAAACTATCCAGTGGACAGAGCTTTAGCGTTCCAGTGTCTCACCAGGCACCGCTCATCATTATTGATTTTGAGCCCCAATGCCACTTACACCACCTCCTGACTATACAAGAGTTTACACCGCACTCGCCATTGGTGCTTCCATCGCATTTTTCACTGGATTGATCACGCGTAACACACTACCTTCCGTTGGTGATTTGCAGCACAACTTGCCCCACGGTGGGAGGTACCGGGACGGCACAAAAAGTGTAGAGTACTGTGGCCCCCGAAAACTGAATTCTGTCGAGAGTGGTAGCCGTTGGACCTTCCAGCCTTGGCTCTTGGTCATCGTGCTTGTTGCACTGATCATCGCTCTTGGTCGACAGGGACATAACTGTCGGGCATGCGGTCGGTCGCACTAACACTTTGCGCCATCATCGTTGGTTATTTGCTCGTGTCTAACTTGCAAAACGTATTCTCGCCCGAGGTTTGCACTTTAGTCATTACTGGGGAGTCCATCCGTATAAACGGCTGTAACCTTAGTCCAGCACATTTCCGAGCAATCTCACACTTGAAAGTACTACAAGTTCACCTTTAGGTTTACAGGCTGGCGGACGATTAAACTCTCACTTGTTACCGCAAGATGCAATCAAGACCAGCACAAGAATCCGGCTCTGCAAGCGAGACCCCTGCACGTGGCAGGCCCACACCTAGTGATGCACCAAGAGACGAGCCCACCAATTACAATAATAACGCTGAGTCACTGTTAGAGCAACGACTAACCCGGCTGATCGAGAAGCTCAATGCTGAAAAGCACAATTCCAATCTGCGAAATGTGGCTTTCGAGATCGGGAGGCCCTCACTGGAACCCACGAGTGCTATGCGAAGGAACCCTGCGAACCCCTACGGGAGATTCTCAATTGACGAACTCTTCAAGATGAAGGTTGGCGTCGTATCTAACAACATGGCAACCACTGAACAAATGGCCAAGATAGCGTCAGACATTGCAGGGCTTGGGGTACCAACGGAGCACGTCGCATCAGTAATATTGCAAATGGTCATCATGTGTGCTTGCGTGAGCAGTTCGGCGTTCCTTGACCCTGAGGGCAGCATTGAGTTTGAGAATGGAGCGGTGCCCGTCGACTCCATCGCTGCGATCATGAAGAAGCACGCTGGACTGCGGAAAGTCTGCCGGCTCTATGCCCCTATCGTGTGGAACAGCATGCTTGTGCGAAATCAACCACCAGCTGATTGGCAAGCTATGCGCTTCCAATACAACACGCGGTTCGCAGCTTTCGACACCTTCGACTACGTGACTAACCAGGCGGCTATCCAACCTGTCGAGGGGATCATCAGGCGACCCACTTCTGCTGAGGTCATAGCCCACAACGCGCACAAGCAATTAGCCCTGGATAGGTCAAACCGCAATGAGCGTCTGGGGAGCCAGGAAACCGAATACACCGGTGGGGTACAAGGAGCTGAAATCGTCCGAAATCATCGATACGCAAATAATGGATGAAGCATTGAAGCGACGAACTACCATAGTGTTGTGTTTGCTTTCTGCATTTCCGCGTGACATTTGCCGCGATATATTGCGGCGCACCTCTAGTCACATTGTTGGGCTCGGAAGATCTAGGTATGCTAGACGACGCCGAGCTCTCCAAATTGGCAGGTGTGAGAGGTGTTATCGAGTGTATCCACCTGTCTGTGGATCTAAGTGTGACAATAAGACCTGCTGGCCAGGCCTATCTATAAATACCAACGTGGCCAACCATATAGATCATGGAGTAACCGAGGTGATACCATGGATCTCACCACATCGTGGCCAGTTCTACCTAAGACCTAAATAATTTTAAGGGTAAAACTATAAAAAAAATTTGTTTTTAAAATTTTAGCAG